CAAAGCTTCTACTCCTACATGCTGATCGAACCTGACCGCATCAAACCCTATAGCTACGGGGTTATCATATCGAAGCCACTTCTGCCGCAACAATGTGGCCACCTCCAATGCGTTCATCCCTTTGGCAACAACGGGGCTGCTTCCAAACAGGCTCTGGATGCCTTTGTACAGCAGCGGTTCAACAGGTTTGAGGTACCTGCCAACCTCGACATTGTACCGCGGAGTCCTTGGCTGTATTATCCGCGGAACGGAACTCTTGATCTTTTCACGCTTCAAAAAAGCAGTGATTCGACCATCCCCGTTATCAATAGGGTCCTTCTTGAGAGAATTCACAGCCTGCTGGTACAACGCACGTTTGCGACCCACATAGCTATCAACGAACTGTTGTTCATTCCATGGGGGCGTCGAAGGCATGCGACGTAACAGACGATTGCGAAACTCTCTCAATACAACACCCACATGACCGGGGACAGAACGTACTGGCTCTCTCCAGACTCCGTCCACTTCACGTCCCAGCACCCGAAACTGGATGCCATGAAGCAAGTTCCTAACACTGTCGTTATAATAAAAGTACCGGTTTCGTGGACTGATCAGGGTCATCATCCAAGACCGTACCGTACTTATTCGCCGCCCGTATGTAGGGAAGGTCGTCAGCCTAGGTCCGTCGCAAGCCTGCTCGACGTCCCGACCTTCCATCCATACCGGGCGACTTCAATCGTCCAAAGCCTGTGCAGGAATATCCTGCACAAATCCGAAAAATGACCATAAAGACCAATCCTTACGCACTCGCTGATTGAAGCGGTAAGCGGCCGTGTGTGTAAACACCTCAGCAGCTACATCGTCCTCAGTCTTGAGGTAAAAGCAAGATTGGAACCAAGGATAGAACCGGCATGCGTCAGAATCACGCATGTTATTCCGCTCCTCCTTAACCCATTTCTTCCACCAACGATGTAGGATTAAGTCCATGGCCTTCGATCGGGGCTCAAATGGGAGGTCGACCCTAGCCGAATGCAGAGCCTCGCGTAAAACTCGAGATCTGCGTGCGGCCCGCTCGCAAGCTAAGTGGTCAATATGCTGGTCAAGCCAAACAGAATGGACCAACTTCGCTGCATGTTTCTCGGACTC